GCACTACCCATAGGTGACGTATGTCCTGTAATTATTATTTTCATTTTACTGTCCATCTTACACCCTGTATAAATCTAGTTAGTTCTGATTGGTTACTCCAACCAAATTCTTCTATTTCAAACATCAACGGAGTGGTTGCTTTCCAAAGAATTGTGCTTGAAACTTTATAAAGTTCGCCTGCTTTTATTTCCTGATTGGCTATCCATGCTTCGCCGTTTACTTTGAAATGAAATTTTTCTGTGCCTATACCAAACTTGTCATTGAAATAATGTAGTTCATCTTTTACCACATTGGACCAATTGTACGTAAAATCAATACGCCATTTGTCCTCTTCAACTGAACTCATTTCTATTGTTGCAGGTATATCCACAGTTTCATTAGTTTTTAACCATGTTTGTTTATTAAGTAAATTTATGATGTTGTATTTGTTATCAAAATCTATATCACAACTTCTAAACACAGAACCTTTTTCATATCCTTCTTTGCTTAATTCAATTGTGGGCCAACACTCTTTATCGTTCCAATGTGTCAATAAAAGGTCTTCAAGTTGTCCTTCTAGTATTAAAGGATTTGTTCCATCATCGGATCTTAATATTGGCCAATAATCAAATTGTAATTGTTTCATTTTTGTTTCATTCCCATTACTTCTCTTAAATTTTCTTTATAAGTTTTACCATTGCCCCAATCCATTAATGCAATTAAACTGCATATCGGAAAAGTCATTATGTAAAATACGGGTGCTACTATTATATAAACAAGTATCCATTTTAGTAATTTCATTTCTTCTTTCCAACAAAGTGATACAACACTTTTGTTTTGTGTCCTGCATTAACTCCAAGATGTAAAGCATCAGGAGAATTCCATTCCCAAACACTGCCTTGTTCTTCCATGTGATAACAATCCTTTTCAATTATTAACACACCTCCCATACAAGGTTCTGTTACGTGTACATGATATCTCACAAAGTCTTTCATGTTCTTTCCTTCGCTCTCTAGTCTTTCTGCTATCTCTTTGTCTTCATGTTGACCACAACTTTTGCCAGTTGCCATCTTGCTGAACCAAGCCATGTAAGGTTCACAACCAATCCATTCACCAAAGCGTTTGTCCAGGTCCGGATCATACGCTTCTCCTGTGTGATAGGTGAAGAAGTCCACTGACTCTTTGGACTCTGCCCATGCGTCATCTATTTCTTTACTTGCTGTTGAACCTTCTTCGTATTTTTTGTGGCTTACTTGTTGTTCATCAAACTTGGAAATAATCTGATCCCAATCGAAAGCATCACTGCAATTACCTACGTATTTTTTCATCTCTTTGTTCCGAAGAAGTTAAAAATGTATTTTGGATTTTGTCCACAATTACTGCCGGCGTGCCATGCATTTCTGTCTGGCCACTTGTAAACGTCACCTTGTTTTGCGTTGTAATATAATTCATCTTCAACAATTAGTATATGTCCTGGACGTGTGTCCTGCATATGCACATGAAATCTTTCAATAGCACCTAACTTCTTTAATTCTTCTTCGTTGTCCTGTGTGTCCCAATGCCATGGAGCATGATATCCTTGATGTATAACACTTACCCAACAACTTAAAACATCAACACCAACGTAATCAGAAAATTTATCTACAACACTTCTATCAAAGTTAGTTTCAGGTATACACATATCCCAACCAACTGTGCCACCTTCTGATGCCAGTGTGTATCCTGCCTTGTCCCATGCTTCACTGATCTCTTTTATGCCAGGTAGATCATCATTTCGTGTATGTCTTGGGCCTTGGTATGCTGGTTTAGAATTAGCAACACTGTCTACAACTGCATTCCAGTCTATCACATCACTACAATTTCCTATGTATTGTTTCATTCTGCGTATGCCAAGTAATTAAAATTAAATTTAGGTACAAGTCCACAATTAGTTCCGCCATGATATGATTTAAAGTCAGGCCACTTGTGAACATCTCCTTGTTTCTGATTATACAATGCTTCATCTCCTACAATAAACACGTGTCCTGGAGCAGGTTCATTAATCATTGCTGTAAATCTCACAGGATTGCCTTGTTCTGTGTATTTCTTCCAGTCAACGTCCCAATCCCAATGCCATGGTGCAGTCTTTCCAGGATATATTTTAGATATCCAACTCTTAATCATTCTAGGAGCACCAACAAATTCTCCAAACTTCTCTGCTATCTCCATTGAAAACTCTTTGCCTGGGTAATAGTTGATCCATTCTATAGATGGTTGGCAATATTTGCCCAGTGCGTCATTAATTTCTTTTAATTCAGGTACTTCAGACACGGGTAGATACTTACAGGCACATTTACCTTCTTGGTCTTTGACTTCATTTATTATTTCATTCCAATTAAGGATATGATTACAATTACCTACAAACTCAAGCATTTAAAAAATCTCCCGGCCATTCGGCATAGTTAGTTTTAATAGTTTCATTATACAATTCATGTGTGTCTAATTGGTCGTTTATTATAAATTTATCAAATCTATTAGTGCGAATTAGAGGTTTTAGATATTTTGTGTCCAAATATCTTGTTTGCTTGTCTGTGCAACCATACAGATCCATTATGTATGCGTTTCCTTCATCGTCAAAGAAGAAAGTGTGTGGGTACATATTAATTTTGAATATGTTATCCTTCTCCAAATCATCTTTAATTGCTTTTATTTTCTTTTGCCAATCCTTAATTTTGTTAATTGTGTTGTTTTCTATCATTACATTAAGATTTTTATCATACCATTTAAATTCTATGATACGTTTTTTTGTATCAATTAATAATATTTCAGGAATATATTTTTTGTTGCTTAAATGCAACAGATATTTTAATTCTTGATTAAACCAAAAGTTGTATAATTCTTCTGTCATTTCGGCGTTGTCAAAATATTCATTTACATTCCAGTTCATGCAGAAAATTTTTTTGTCGTTGCTAACAAGAGGTTCGTAAAGCATATTCGTCACAGCGAGTCCTCCCTTAAATTTGTAAAAATTTTTAAAATTTTCCATAAATTATTTTATATTTGAATCCACAAGTCTTTTCTAGATCAAGTAATTGTTGTACTTCTTCTTTTTCTATATCTAATGCTATTGAATTATTATTAGTGCGTCTAAAATTATTAATTTTTCCTTCTTTTTCTAATTTGTTTAATAAGATAGAAAAACTTTTATCAAAAAGGTATCTAACATTGTATGGTGGGTCTACTAATTCAATTGTGCAATTAGTAGGCTCTTGCAATTCATTCCTTTTAAGTAATTTTCGTATAACCAACTGATATCGTGGTTTGAAGCCAAAGTTGGATGCTGTGTGTATTCTGCCTGAATCCATAACATAAACTTCGTTATCAACTTCTAATTTGTAATTTTTATTGTTTTCTAAATCAGTAATGTAACTTTGTTCTGCATCTAGTGTCACGTGCCACCTGTCATCTATGTCTGCATGGGCACAATAACTTTGTCCTGGAGATAAAACAATCACTCTTGCTTCACCATGATTAGGCAATTGACTTAAAAGGTCTTGTACAGGTGTGCCAGACCACTTGTCTTCCAGTTTCCATTCATCATAAAAGAAATCACCAGTGGGTTTATTCAAAACATTCTTACCTGGTGGTAATTGTTTGGTGATATCAAAAATGGATTTGGCATCTATTTTGGTATTGATTCTTTCCAACATACTGTACTTATCGGAAAAAATTATGTGCGTACTTAATAACGATAAATATTATTGTCCAATTATGCCAGATTACGAACACATTAAAGCGGTTTATCAAACCAGTCTATACAAAAACATTCTCCATGAGATTAATGGAGTTGTGTTTCCATTTTCCGAAAGATGGCAAAGAGTTGGCGTCAGTTTGAGTGGCGGAGCGGACAGTGCCTTAATGGCAGTGTTGCTTTGCAGTATAATCACACAAAAACTTTACACTTCAGAAGTACATATTATTACAAATATTAGATGTTGGAAGACCAGACCTTGGCAGAAACAAAATAGTTTAGATGTATTTCAATGGTTAGTGGATAACTTTCCAACAATTAAATTCACAAGGCATGAAAATTTTATTGCTCCTGATTTAGAATGGGGTTCAAAAGGTCCAAACATTATGGACGAATATGGAAAAATGAAAAGCGGTAATCAAATAGAATTAAGAGCACACGCAGAATACGTGGCTCATACAGAAAAATTGGATGCTTGGTTTTGTGCTGTTACCAAGAATCCTGATAAAGAATTTGATGAGAGACTATTAGACAGAGATGTCTTAATAGATACTATTGGTGATAAGACTCTAGAAAAACTCATCAAACCACACATGGGCGGCTATGCTTGTCACCCATTCACATATGTACAGAAGGATTGGATAGTTGCTCAATTCAAGAAATTAGGCATAATGGACCTATTCAATCTTACTCGCAGTTGTGAAGGTGATCGAGACACATATCCTGAAATCTTTGGAGACTTAGATTACAAGACATATGTGCCAGGGTCGCCCGTGCCTGTGTGCGGTAAATGTTTCTGGTGTAAAGAAAGACAATGGGGAGAAGATCAATGCAAAGATTAATAACATTTGGTTGTTCTTACGCATACGGAACTGGATTAGAAGATTGTAAAAATTGGTTCTTTAATCAGTTTCATCATCTTAAACCTAGTAAACTAGGTTGGGCACAAACATTAGCAAATAAACTTGATATTGAACTTGTAAACAAATCTTTTCCAGGTAGTAGTAACATAGAAGTATTGTACAGCATTTTAAAATTTGATTTTAAAAAGGATGATGTTGCAGTAATAATGTGGAGTCATTATGTGAGAGATATGTTGTTCAACAATCAACATAAGTTTCCTTTGTTTAGAGATAGATTAGGGCCTTGGAACAAAACACATCAAGAACGTAAATGGGTAGAATTTTTAGATGAAAAAGATTATGCAATGAAGTCGTGGTTCTTTATACAACACGCAGACTTGTATCTAAATAAATTAGGTGTGAAATATATTCATTTTCCTGCAACGCCAAACGAATTGGAAAGACATAAAATTGATTTCATTAAAGTTAGTAACTGGCACAATGATGGAATAACCGTATATGATAAAGCAACAGATGGTATGCACCCAGGACAGGAAAGCAACAATGCTGTTGCAGAAAAAATGTATAGGATATTAAATGACTGATCACAACGAATATTGGATGAATCCAGAAGATTCACAGTTAGGTAAATGGCAGAGAGAATTACAATCTGTGTCAGGCAGTCCTACATTTTGTATTTTGCCTTGGATACATTTTGCAACCAGACCTAATGGTGATATGAGATTGTGCTGTTCAGCAAACGCCAGCGGCGCTGGTTCCGATCACGAAGTTGGAATTATAAAGAAAGAAGATGGTACTCCAGCAAATTTTGGAAAAGACACTCCAATGAGTGCTTGGAATAACGAATATATGAAAAGTGTAAGAACAACTATGTTGAAAGGACAAATACCTTCTAGTTGTAGTAAATGTTTTGAAGAAGAAAAAGTTGGCGTTGTTAGTAAACGTGTATGGGAAACAGGAACATGGTACAAAGACGGTGTAGATATTCCGGAGTTAGTAAGACAAACAAAAGAAGATGGCACAGTGCCAGAAGATTTATTATATCTAGATTTAAGATTAGGGCACACGTGCAATATAAAATGTGTAATGTGCTCTCCACATGATAGTAGTAAGTGGGTAAAAGATTGGCAAACTCTTATGCCTCAACTAGAAAACAAACACGTAAAAGATCAACTGCAATGGGGTAAAAAAGAATTTAATAACTTTTGGCATGAAAAGCCAGAGTTCTGGGAAGAGATGTACAAACAAATTCCGAATCTAAAGCAAGTTTACTTTGCTGGTGGTGAACCTTTGATGATAAAAGAACACAAACAATTTATAGAAGAAATTATCAGACAAGGCTATCAAGACAAAATATTATTGCGTTATAATTCAAATGGTATACTTGTTGACGAAGATTTAATTGAATTATGGAGTAAATTTAAAAAAGTAAAATTTGCTGTAAGTATGGACGCAATTAAAGAGCGGGACGAATATATACGTTTTCCTACAAAATGGGAAGTTGTGGAAAAAAATTTACAGATGTTAGACAACACTCCTGACAACATACAAACTAGTTTAGCAACTGCAATACAAATTTTTAATGTAAAACACTTGCCGGACTTTATGAAATGGAAAGTAGAAAGTGGATTTAAAAAATTAAATCTAGGCACAGTGCCTGGCGATGTGCAAATGGGTGGTGGACTTGTTAATATGCACTTATTGTACATACCAACTTTTTTAAGCATTCAAATACTACCCAAAGAAGACAAACAAGAAGTTGAACAAAGATTTATGGAGTTTAAAGATTGGCTTTGGAACAACTACAGAAAGGATGATGAATATTGGAAAAATAATCCTTATGGTTGGCGTCGTTGGGAGGCTGTGTTAGCACATATGAATCAAAAAGACAATTCATTTTTGTTACCAGGCTTTAAAGAATATGTGAATAAATTAGATGCAATACGTGGTGTAAATGCAAAAAACATATTTCCAGAACTAGGACACTTGCTATGAACATAGTACAAGTACACAATCCTCAACCTAAAAATTTACTGCGTATAGAGTTTATGATAGGAAACACTTGTAATTTTAATTGCTGGTATTGTTTTAAAGGTTCACATGAAGGAACACATCGTTGGACAGATGACATGGAACAATTAGTAGAAAATTTTAAACATCTATTCAGCAAATACAGAGCAGTTGGAAAAGAAATGTTAGAATTACACATTGTAGGCGGTGAGCCTACACTGTGGCCCAAGTTGGGAGAATTTGTAACAGAAATTAGAAAGCATATACCTGCATACATCACTATCAGTAGCAATGGTAGTAGAACTTTGAGATGGTGGGAAAAGTTTGGCACAGTGTTTGATAAAATTTTATTAAGTTGTCATCACAAAGAAGTAGATATAGATCATTTTATAAAAGTCAGTGACACACTACACGAGATGGGCAGAAGTCCAAACGTAATGGTTTTAATGGATCCTAATGCTTGGGACAAGTGTTTAGAACTTATTGAAACTTGTAAAACAAGCAAACACCCATGGTTTATCAGTGCTATGGAAGTCATGCATGAAACAATCAACTACACAGATGAACAAAGAGCATTTGTCGCCAAGCCTACAAAAAGACGACCTAGCATATGGCACATATGGAAAAACAGAAAACATCTAAAAGACAATCCTGTTGTTGTGTTTGAAGACGGCTCTAAAAAGCGAGTAAACAGGAACTGGATTGTGTTAAACAAACAGAATGACTTCTATGGATGGCGTTGTAACATAGGAGTAGACAGCATGATGATTGATCCTGCTGGTATTATTACAGGTGCTTGTAGAACAAGACTGTTTGACAACTACAACATATACGATAAAGACTTTGTAGAAAAGTTTGATCCAGAAATTAAACCTAAAATTTGTGATAAAACAAATACTTGTATGTGTCAGCCAGAAAGTTTATTAGACAAAGTTAAGGTTTAACTTTGGTAATGTTTATATCTGCGGCACAGGTGCACCAATCTCTTGTGCAGTCAATAGGTTCAGTTGGTTTGTTAAATGTGCCTTTGTAAATATTTCCTAAACTTCCACCCACTCTACAAGTTGCTCTGTGTACATCTCCGTCCCAATTAATCATTAAACTTTCAAGTCCTGCATTGCATTTCCAATTTTTGAATTGATTGGTTTTTTGGATAAGCATATCATTTACATTGCAAGTTTTTGGTCCATTGTCTATCAAAACATTGTGTGGTGGATTATGGTTTTCCAATTTCAAAAAATCTAATTCTTCTGGTGAGTACCGATTCATGTCTTCAAAAATATCATGTGTTTGTGTCCAACGAATTGGTCGCAGGGCAAACTTTATTTGCTCATCAGAAAGGTGTCTACAAACGTCTTTTACGTCGTATAAACGTCCTGGAAGCATCATTACGTGTACAAGTATATTTTTGTTTTTAGACCCTTGTGCGGCCCTTAAAATTGATTTCAGAACTTTTTGGTGGTCGTATTCAAAATGTAAACTGAATACCAAATGATCTACCAAATTGTTTAATAGGTGTGTATAATATTTGGCAGTCCTTGTTCCATTTGTTGTTACATTTAACCAACTTACTTTTGGTCTTGCGTATTCTAAAAGTTCTAAAAATTTTGGATGCACACAAGGTTCACCTCCGGTGAAACTTATTCTAACTTTGGTTCTCAAATCTGGCATCGATGAAACTAATGAATCAACAGCATTTTTTAAAAGTTTTATATCAGTGTGCTTACTTGTGTTGTCATGTATTTCTGCAGGGCAATAAGAACAATCATAGTTACATCTTTTGCCAAGATTCCATTCTACCTTTACACTTTCCTGTACGTGTTTATATAAATGTTCAACTCTAAACATAATTTGCAAACTCCGGATTAATTTTTTCGAATGGTCCTTGGTTTCTTGTTTCATCTAATTTTCTATTAAAATCTACACAATCGTTCCAATGTTCGTGCAGATCTCTTGCTTGTAAAAAATTAATATTATCTTGAATCTGTTGCATAGTAATTTTTTCTAGCACAGGATATTTTTTTATCATTTCATAATCTTTTACTTTACTTTTCATTGCTTCTAGTTTTACAACCACTGCTTGTTTTAACTTCTCCGGAAGCACTTGCGCCGACAATGCCCTAGGATAATTTACTCTATGACTGTAAAATACAATTTGCATTTCATTTAAAAAGTAATCTATCACTTTGTCAATTTGTAATATATTGTTGGCTTGTACTGTGAATGCTCCCACAATACGACTTACTGTTGGTATCTTTTTCATTTCTTTGATGTTGTATTCAACATCTGAAAACTTGCCATTGCCTCTGATATATTCATATGTGTCATGCAATCCATCTATACTTACATTTACAGCAACACTTTTAAACTTGGGCCAATACTCGTGAACTGTTCTGCCACCCTTTATCCCTAAGGTTGTACCGTTGGTTGCATATTTTATTTCAATGTTTTTTCCGTTTTTAGAAAGTAAATCTAAAATTTTATAATGTGATGGATCCATAAGCGGTTCACCACCGGCAAATTCTACACGTCTGAAATAAGGTAAAAGTTTTTCTAGGTTTTCCCAGAAGTGTAATTTGTCCTCAAACAAACCAACATATGGTGCTTTTTCTAATCCTAAATTTTTTACTGCGTCTACAAGATAGTTTCCTTCTTTTTCATAGTGTGAAACAATACTGCTCCAGTCTTTCCATTGTGTACTGTCTAAAGGATTACACATTCTACATTTAAGATTGCATAGATTGTTAATTTTAATCTCCATTGTGGGCAATTCAAATGGCATTGAATAATCACTTTGTAAACTGTCTAAAGCATTTGGATACAAATTGCTTCTTGATTCTGGTGATGAATCTGTAATGTGTCTTTGTCTTAGACTTTGCACTCCTTGATCTTCTAAATCAAAGCAAGGTTGACACACATCAGGTCTTTCGTCATTTAAAACTTGGCGTCTTACTTCCTTCATTGCATCTGAGTTCCATGCTTCTTCTAAACTCACATCTTTTATGTTTGCTATAGGCAAACTTCTGCAACAAACTTTTATTGCACCATCTTCTCTAGTAGCAAGTCCCGTGAAAGGATGCATACAAAAAGTACAACTATTCTTCATCTTCATAAGGATCCTTTGGATTTTTCCATTCTTTACCAAAGCGCCACAACGGTGCTCTCATTGATTCTATATCGCACTCTGTAAATTTAGTGACTGGGCCTGCTAACATAGGATAATCTACGTAACCTGACCATGAGTGCATAGACGCAATCAAATGGATCTTATCAAACTTCTCATTTAATAATTTTATTAATTTGTTTTCTCTGAATACCCTTTGCTTTGTTGGAACCATTGCCGCCGTTGGTTCATACGCAAATATATTACTGATATTTAAAATTGTTCCTTTATGATTCTTTATTTTTAAATTAAACTCATTCAAAAGATCACACTCAACATATTTAAATTTTAATTTACTTCTTAATGTTAACAAACCTCCTATTTTACTAATATAATCTGCAATATCTTTTTTACTGTTAATCCAATCGGGTGTTCTGTGTGTGTTATTTTGTTTTAAAAATTTATGTAGATCTCCGCCTTCAAATTTTTCTATTATGGTTTGCATATAATATAAAGCATTAGGATTGTAATCATAAAATATTACTTCTGTGTCTTCATCATATCCATACTTGTCTAAATATTTCAACCAATTGAATCCACTTGCAGGAGTTACTAATTGTTTTATAGGCCCAACGAAATCTGGTAAATTTACAACCTCTTCTGTATTAATTGGATAAAACAATCTACTAGCACTTAGATTGTACTTCTTTAAAATATGACTGCTGTTTTCAATGTAATCAGTTTCGTGTGCCGCATAATAACATCTTTTTGAATGTCTTATATTTTCATCGAACACAATTACTTCCTCTTTATTGTCGAATGCAACTCTTAAAAGATTCCAGCCATGCCATTTGTGTTTGTATTTTTCCATTTCAATACCAGGTTTAATCCAAAGAGGAGTATGGTCATCATGGAAATTTTCATCACTTCTAATTGGAACTGTTTCAAAATGCTCAGCATTTCTTTTGAATTCTCCTATTTCAGGACATTCGTATTCTTTGTATTTCTTTAAATTTAAAACATAGCATTGTTCATGGATTTCATACCAACCTTCTTTTCTATCTAAGATGTGTCCTGCAACTAGAAATTCTGATTTAATCAGTCCATGTAGATGCTCAAAAAACTTATCTCCTTCAAACTCTGTATCTGTGCTGTAACATACTGCATAATCATAATCATCTGCCACTTTTTGTAAAGTTGTGTCTTCACTTATGGCAACATAGCAATCATATCCTTTACTAGTGATATTGCTGATTTGATATTCAGCAATGTTCATAATTGTTTCTTTTGCACTAACATTATCTATTTGATGAAAATTAGTGTTGCAAATGAATACAATGTTTTTCTTTTCTTTTGTTTGTGCTTCAAATAGAAATGCCATATTTTTGTATACTCCTATCTAGTAATTCGTTAAATGCTTTTCTTTTGTTACCAATGTGTGCTTGGGCAATCATGTGTATTCTATCTACATTAGAGTTGTTTATGACTCTATGATTCTTTAAAATATTTACTAAAAATACCTTGCCATGTTTCCACGGTAATATTTTTTCAGGTTCAATTTCCATATAACATAAAGCAGGATGTAATACTGCAACATTAATTGGAATAAGATATTCGCATAAGTCATCTGGTAATGGTGTACCAGGATCATCATTGTGCCAATCTATCATGCCTGCTGGTTTTAGTTTCATAAATCTTATTCTACTGTATTTTTCTGCTGGAAAATCTTCCCAGAATTTCTTTGCTGTTGGAGCCAACTTTTGTAAAGGTGTCCAATCATACGGAGCATTAAGTTCGTCATCATATCCATACTCTTTTGCAACTCTAGTTTGATCAATACCTAGTCCATGTAAACAACAACTTTCCCAACCTTTATGTGTTTCGTCTTCCCTGTGTTCAACATAATAAGGTTCAATTGCATTGAATTCAGTTTTTACTTTGTAATCATTAAAATTTAAATCTAATTCTAAATAATCCAGAGTTCCATCTTTAAATTTATTAAACACTTTTGTTGCAGTGTCCAATCCGATGTTATGATATTCTTCTAAGTCTTTATTGCTCATAATCATGATATAAGTCCTGCTCTGTTTCTTCTTATTTGATCTGCCATATCGTGATTCACATCTCGATGTCCTTCTTCATCTTTTCTAACTGCAATCACAACATCACGCAACTTTGCGTCTTTAGGCAAATTATAATAATCAATTGCTATCTTAGGTGCTTTAATATTTTCTGTTCTGCCTTCATCAATTTCTTTCAAGTACTCTGTATAACTTATGCAGGCTTGCTCTTCGAAGTATGCAACCATTCTATGAGCACACTGCGGAAAAAATATGTACAAGAACATATAAAAATGCCAAAATATAAATTGTGCTGTAATAATCATCCAACGTTCAAACCAATTAGGCTTTGCTATGCGAATGAAAATCATAAGATGCATACGTTCATTCTCTGCTTCTGCTAATAATGTTTTAATCCAACCTCTGTCATCAGGTTTCATTTTTCTTAAACTACGCAAATGATTCCACATACCTGCTACCATTCCCGGCACACCTGCAACAGTTTCTAGTACAACTGCTCTGTGTCCGTACCTTTTTTTAAAAAAAGTATCTGCTATCCAACGTAAAAACATTGTAATTCTATAAGCAACCTTATCTGAAAAATTTACTGGTGCTTTCATTTTGTATTTCCTATTATCATAAATCTATTATATTTTTCCGTTGGCATAGTAGCCGCCATATCTACTTTTATTCTACAATCTTTTTGAAACTCTTCTAATGTTTGTTTACAGTTCACGTGTTCCTTATGGCTAAAATAATCGTTGCTTTGAATTACAATTCTTTTATTAGATGGCAATTTATCTATCCATTCGTTGTATTGTTCTTGTGTCATGTGTTCGCATACAGTATTAATAATTAAATTGTGTTTATCATAATCTTCGTAAGCCAACATATCAGAAGTAATTGCTTTGAATCTGCCTTGCATTTCATAATCTTTGTTCATATTGTATGCAATTTCTTCACATTTCGCATCAATGTCCATGCTTACGATCCTAGTAATATCCATCATACTATTAAACAATAGTGTTGCTAGTACTCCATTCCAGCCACCGCATAATAATATGTTGTATGGTCTATTTTGATAATGCCTTTCTAAATGTTCAATCAGCCAAACTTTGCTGTTTATCTGACCTTTCCAGAAACTTTCAAGAGTACGATATCTATCATCAGAATTTCTGATGGCATCCATCCAAAACAAAACGTCTTTAATCTCAATTTTCAAATTGTTCTCCTAATTTGTCAAAGGATCCACACTGTTTAGAACATTCTTGCAATGGCATTTCTTTCCATGTTTGTTCAATTTTGCTAAAAAACCCTTTTTCAAATATTTCTTCTAAACTACTTGTATTTAAATTCGGAAACTCCCCAATTCTCTTCATGTAATCAATTCTTGATTCTTGCATTGGTGGTATCCATTCCATATCTAACCAACAACAGGGCGATACATTGCCACAAGCACTCACATATATCTGTTTGTACTTGACTGCTTTACACACAATAGTTGGTTTGGTTTCCTTTTGTGATTGTTCAACTAAAGGTATCATACTTGAACTTTTTTCTGTTGGTCTTAATTTGTGCAAAGGTTTTCCTTGTTCATCAATTACTTGCAGATAATCTCCTTTAAATCTTGATGTGTGTTTTGTCGTAAACGTTTTAAATCCTAGATGTTGCGCCATCTGTCGTGCTTCTTCCACTTGATGTTCATTGTGTTCAAACACCAACATATGCCACTTGGCAAATCCTCCTGCATCTATAAATGCTTTTGCGTTTTTTATAATCTTGTCAAAATTTGTTGATATCCTATAAAGATGATTTGTGTCCTGTAATCCATCTAATCCAAATGTTACTTTTACTCTTGCTTTTGCAATTTTTTCCCACCATGCAGGTTCTCTAGCACTGCCATTTGTGTGCATTGCAAGACTGATGTTGGGATTGACTTCACGCAAGTATTGATATATTTCTAATGTATCTTTGCTTATGATAGGATCTCCAAGATTTCCACACATAAACATACTGTTCAATTGTTTTATAAAAGATTCTGGAAACCATTTTTTAAATGTTTCTAAAGAAACTTCATCCAATTTAATAAAAGGATTCAAAGGGCCGCCTGCAATACGTCTTGGACACATAGGACATTTTGCTTGGCACTTGCTGGTTATTTCAAAATGCACATCTTTTATATCTTTTAAATTATACATCGGCGTAATATTCCTCTAATTTATTTTTGTAATCTACTTCAGATAGATTGTGCCAACCACAACATCTGCCAGTTGGTGAACGTCCACAAGGACATTCTTTCTTTTTAGGTATTTTACTATCTGCACTACTAACACAACTAGGCGTGATACATGGCATAGGTGCATTGAATAATTTAAATCCTTCGTCTATTGTTCCTAAATGTTGATCATTACAACTGTAGGCTCTTTTTACTTCACCACCTGGTTCCCTTACAATACAACTTTGATACCCTGCATTACAAGTCCAATTTTGAAATTTATTGAAACCAAAAGCATTTAATCTTTCTGCTTGATCTAGATAATACTCTTTCTTTTTGTCATCTATTAGTTTTAGTTGATATATTTTATTGTCTATTCTATCTGCCCAATTAGATTCGAAACTATCAAAGTTATTGTAATATTTTTCTGGAAACTGTTGTGGAAAACCTTGCTGTAAAAGTTCTTTTTGTTCTTCAGTGTATCCTTCAACAATAAAACTTGCTGTTGGATCGCTCTGAGGTTTTAAAGTAACATTAATTCCTCTTTCATTAAATCTTTTACATCTAGCATATAGGTCATCAAATAATTCAGGCACCATCACTTGATTTATTGTTACAAATACATTGTGATTCGTAAGCATTAAAATTTTATCGCCAAACTCCTGTTCATTTGCAAATTCATGATGGAAACTTGCCGTAATTGATCGTCTAGTTAGTTGCTTTGTTGCATCTAACCAACGTTCCCACCATTTCATACCAGGACTTAGATTAGTTGTCATGTGAATACTTTGATAGTTGGCATCAGGATCTTGATTATAATGCTCAATTAATTCTAAAAATTTTTTATACGCAGTTGGTTCACCACCTGAAAAACTAAAATGAAAATCTGTAAAACCATTATCTCTTGCTTGTCTTTTTATTTCATCTATTGTTTTTTTGTATTGCTCCAAAGGTCTATGATCCGGCTTACTACTATGAGCATAGGGCCAGCAGTAGGAACAATTATAATTGCAGAATCTACTCAATATCCAACTGACATTGAATAAATCTTTTTCAAGCATTGTACTTTGTCCAAATTTTACAATCTTATTAAATGGGATTGTCATTGTACTGTTCCTTTAACCAATCGAAATCATTAATTTTCGCTAATGCTTCTTTGTTATTTTTGTTTGCTTCACCATACTGTCTTCCTGCTTTTGCACCTGCAATAGCAATACTGTCGTTTGAATTGTTGCACCACACATCTAATCTTGCTTCAGTTTCTTTGTTATCTTGCCTATCAATTACTTTGCTTGATAGTTTTACACATTCTCTGAATGCACTTTTCCAAGTGTTAAATGGTGTGCTGTTAAAAAGAGATGTGTTAGATATCTGCTCCATAGGTCTGAATCTGTTGCTAATACTAGTTGTCATATCTGTTGAAGCACAATCCATATCTAATGTAAGTTTTGTAGGCAATAATTTAACTCCGCCATAACCATATACTAATTCATTTACAGGATTTTTACTTCTCCAAACATGGACAGCATTCATATCTTTTTGTGGTACTTCATAATCAAAATTAAAATCATCTTCTACTAAAGCGTCACCATCTACAACATAAAACATTTTTGTCAATGCCTTTTTGGCGGCTTCTTTGTGTGCTTGATGTATTCCCTTCACGCCATGCACCCGTTGAGCAATAGGAAATCTATCTTGCAGTATTGCAAAATTTACATCTGCATTAGGTTCTTGATACGATATAAAAAATATATCAAACATTTCTGAATCTCCTTTTCCATATTCTTGGCGTATTCAAATAAACTTCTTTAAAAGTTTTGCTTTGTGCTGAATTGAAAGGCTCTGCACTTAATTCTATGTCATGTTGTTGCAATATTTTTTGTCCTAATTCTACACTTTCTTTATAAAAGTCAGGAGTCCTGTTGTTGTCATGCATATCAAATTTCCAATACTGTTGAAAAAATCTATAATTGTTTGCTTTTGTGAAGTCCCAATCTGTACAACTTGTTAGATAACATCCTAATCTTGCTCCATGTATTGCTTGAATGCCGTATTCAACATCTGCACCAACTGACATCCAAACAAGCAGTCTTTGATAATTTTGCCACCAACCATCTTTTAAATTTTGTAGTTTGTTGTTTTTATCTAAAGACATTTTCACACCTTCTCTGAAACCTGCTCTCCATGCCTGATAAGCCGAACCATTTATAAAACTTGTTGAAAAATTTTCATTAAATTGGAAATATTTAGGATTATGGCAAAACTCAATTACATTTTTATTTTTGCCATCATGGTTTTCATGAGTCTTCATTTCTTTAACAAATTCTTTTGTCCAGCATTTTAAACTGCCATTGCCATATTGTAATCCATTAAGATCAATTTTA